CGTCTCGTGGGCTCGGAGATGTGTATAAGAGACAGTTCTTGTACGTATTGCATGTTATTCCTTGGTTAAATGTTACTTACTGCTAGTCGTCGGTCTACCTCGGCGTGATACGCTTTGTCTCCGCTCTTGTATCGAGGGTCGTTCATCGCTCTGGTGACCTCTTGCATGGATTGATATGGTAAAGTCGCTGAACCCGTCGTGGACCCCATAGCCAGCTTTGGAGCCGTTGAACCTGTTGCAGACCTAAACCGTGCGTGTAAACCGCTTACGGCAAGTTTTGCATGGTCTACCGTTCCGTTGGTCACTACGTCGTTGTAGGCGGTCATCTCATCGTCCGTTAGGTTCTTGCCCGCCCATTCCGTCATGGCGTCGTAGTCGGTTCCCGCTTCGCCTTTGATAGCTAACTGTTGGTTCTCCGTCAGGGCGGCTTGACCGGCGGCGTAGCTGTCCACTAGCTCCCGATTAAGTCCTAGCTTGGCTAACGATTCGTAGGTGTCGTCCGTAAGCTCGCCCTTTTCGAAGAACTCCTTGGACGCCTCAACGATCAGGTCGTTGCTTTCGGTCGGTTCGGTCGTAGCGACGTCTTCGTCCGCTTTGTCCGACCCTAGCTTCTTCTCTAGCTCCGCGTAGGCTTTCGCCATGTCTTCCGCATCATCGAACTTCTCAGGAAGCCACTCAGGACGCTCCGTATCGGCAGCGGTCTCCTCTTGCGAATCCCCATTCCCTGCATCCTCCGCGCTTTCGGGAACGTCCTCGGTAACTTCTTCCGGTTCGATCTCTCCGGGTGTCTTCTCGTTGATTTCCACTCGTTGTAATTCAGCCATCGTTTGTTCCTTCGTTTGGATGTTGCTATATTGCTTTATTGTTCTTGCGGCGGCGGTTCTTCCGTTGCCATAAATTGTTCTTGGGCGGCGTTGATAGCGGGACCAACTGCCGGTGCGCCTAACTTCATCATCATCTCTTGTTGTTGAGCTTGTTGCATAGCCTGTTGAATCTCTTCGTCCGTCTTGATCAACCCTTCGGTCTCGATTCCAAGAGCGGTAGCACGGCGTTTGAAGTAGTCGCCTACGTTGACGTATTGAGCGACCGCATCGGGACCAACCACCTGGTTAGCTCCGGCGAGGAACATATCCAACCGATTAAGGTCGTTACCGCGTCCTAGAGCCTCTATGCCCGTTACGATGGTGGGCTTGACTATGTCCTTGGGTAGCTTCGGTAGACGATCCTTCTTGCTCATGCGGTCCATCAAGCGCGTAACCAGCGGTAACTGAAACTCTTGTGAAAGGATGCTGTACAGTCCGCCTAACGCCGCTTCCAATTCCTGCGACAACATACGGATCTCTTCAGCGGTAACCCTCTCGGCGTCCCTGACCACGTTTGAGTTGAGCAGGAAGGCGTGACTGAGGCGGTCTTGAATCTGAGCCATAACCGTCTGAGCCACTCTAAAATCATTGAACTTGTTAAGTTGAAGAACGGATACGTCTCCGTCCGACCCCTGAACGATTGCCCCGTTGGGAGCTTCAGCCAGAGTACGGGCGCGAGTCGTACCGTTCGGATTAACCATAAACAAAACCTTGGCGGCGGCTGCTGATCCTTCCACGATGGCTTTCGTCAACGCTTCCAGACTCTTTAAGTCGCCTATGTATTCCTCCACGAACCCTCGTCCGTAGTCCTCGCCGTCGATACGGGTGTAACGCAACGGTAACCACGGAGTCTTGTCCAGAGCGTATTCGCCGTAGGACTCCTCGATGGGCATTCCCTTGACGTCTTGACGAACGATGTACTTGTCGCCTTCACGCACGATGGAAGTGAATAACTCACAGGTGTCGTCCTTGGACTCTTTATAAACTTCTTGCCTTACGGACTCCGGTAGCATCATCGGCGCTACGGTCTCCTTGACGGCGATGTGTGTGACGTTGCCCATTGGATCACGCTTAACCACGTATCGGTCGGGTCTAAAGACACGCATACCGCCGTCGTCCGGTAGGTAAAGCAAAGTGTTACCTGTTATCAATAAATTCTTTAAAGCTTCGAACACGCCTACTCTGAACGCTTCCACCTCGACTTCTTGCGAGACCGCTCGTTCGACTTCGCTGAGAGCTTTCTCTAGGTCAGTGCGTAACTGTTCGCCTTGCTCTTCACCTAACTCCGCTTTGGCCTTGTCCAACTCGTAACGGTCTATGACCAGACGGAAGAACGGAGCGTTGGGCGGTAACAAAGCTATTAACAGTTTAGATGCCAGGTTGTTGACGCCTCTTGCCCCGATCCCCTGATACGGTGTGTAGTACTTGGTAGCTGATCCGTGTCCTTCCGGCGGTAGAACGTACGGTATGGTCAGTTCAGCGGAGGTACGACCTCTATCAAGAAAGGACCATCGCTGACCTTCCAACGACGTGTAAGTTGTTTGAGCGGATTCGGTGTTCATAAAAAGTTTAGGAGGTTAATCCTCATCGGGAGTCCATACATCCGTGGCGAGTATCGTTAGAATTTCGGAATGAGTATAAGTGTCCTTACCGTAAAGGAAGCGAGGTTTAGAACCTTCGTACTTAACGACAGTTTGTGTACCTGCTAGGTTGTATCGGAGAGTTGAAGCGGACGTCTGAAGCACTTCCGAGAAAACGATGTCGCCTACTTCGTCTGCGTCTAATATTACGTATTTCATCATGAAGGCACGTCGGTTGAATACGTGGGACCATTGGTTAGAGTGGCGTTATTAGAATTGGAAGACATATCGTAAATGGTAGTACCGCTTTCCGCTTCCGTCCCGTCTCCCATCCGCCACCAGCCGACAGGCGAATAAGATGAGAGAGAGGCTGGTTCGCCGGAGTTGTAAATGTCCGAAATATCTGAGGCAGATAACGCGCTGTGGAAAAACGCCATTTCGTCAATTTTGCAGTTCCAATAGCGAGATGCCACGTTGTTCCACCCAAGGTTTAACCCCACGGCAGCGCTATTTGAATCGCCAGTAGCCGAAGTGCCAGTGTTACTTTCCTGACTGCCGTTCACATAGAGTTTTACCCCGTCCGTAACTCCAGCAGCTACAGTGAACGCCACATGGTACCAAGTGGAGTTACTAAAAGTAGTGTTACCAACGACCGTTATCCCTCCCAGAGACAAATTAAATTTGCCGCTCGAAATCGCCCACTGCCAATCATGACCACCAGCGTCTCGTTTGGCGGCTATCGGTCTATATCCGGAACTTATACTGTCGCTATATACCCAACCAGAGAACGACACATCGCCAGCGGTGTTCAGCGAGGCGTTTGCTGGGACGTGACATGAGTCGTCTACTCCATCTAATTCTACCGAAGATTCGTTGCTGAATGGTGCGCCGCCGCCTCCCCCACCTTGCGCGTCAAACCCGTACAACGTACCGAACGCCGGTCTCTTCATTCCTGAAGGTAACGCCGTAATACCGCTAGGCACTTTAAGGTCCGTTGTCGGGAACGTTATGGACATTGTTATAGAGAGGCTGTAGTTCCGGTAGCGAAGACGCTGTAGGTTCCGTCGGTTCTAGCCGATAGATTACCTCTGATCTTTTCGTAGTGACCGTGATCGTCGCGGACGACTACGTTGCCGTCGGCTGCTACCGCTTCGCTGTGTACTACTCGCCAAGCTGCGCCGATGTAAGCCTCAACGTCTACAGTCGCTCCACTCGTTACTGAGCTTGATGCAATGGTAAACGTCCAGCCTTTCGAGCGTTCTACGCTGAAGGACGAGCCTGCTGCTGCGGCAGTTACACCGGATAGCAACGTGATCTTCTGGAGTGATATTAATGACATGATAGTTGTGTTCTCTTGTTAGTTGTTATGTTGGTAAATTGACGCCACTACCTGTGTAGGAACCGCCCATAGACGGACGCCTAATGGTTAGCTGGCCTGTGCCTCTGCGACTTCTCCGTTTCGCTGAACTGCCTCTGCGTCCCGCCGGTTGAACGACCGCCGCCGTCTTCGTTGGAGGAGGAGGCGGTGGTGGTGGCGCTGGAGGTGGTGGTGAAGATCCGCCTATGCACATGATTATTCCTTGGTTGATATTATAGTTTCGTTCTGCTCGTCGAAGACGTCCCATAGGAAGTTAACGACTTTGCGTTGTCCCGCTTTGATCCAGACATCTCGTTCACTATCAGTAGGATCGGGACATCGGTCGGGATAAAGTTCGTCTAATCTTTCGAGTAAACGCCGACTTAAATCGGGTAAGTTTCTCTGTATAGTGTTCGCCATTATTTATATGTTAGGTCGTTTAGTTCGTGTGGAAGGCGACCCTCTTTGATCGCTTGTTCCGTCCAGATCCACGCCGAAGCGTTCCATAAGATAGCCCCTAGATGGTCTTCCGACTTATCGCCTTGAGACGCCGCCAACAGGTGACGCATCATGCTGTCGTACAACCGACTAAGAGGCATTCCCTTCATCCAGTTGTTGTCCCCGTAGTGGACGGCTCCGTCTTCGAAACGCTTGGCGAGGGCGAGAAGTGCGGTTGGGGGGATAAGGCTGAATCGTCCTCGTCCAACGTCCCCGTCACGCTGCGCACCACTTTCGAATACTTTCTTTTCTCCGCTGGTGGGTAATGTGCTGGCATCCATAAGTAAGTTAGTTCCTTTCGTTTAATGTTGTATTCGTCTTTGCGTAGTAGTCGAGCCATCCATGCGTTCATCAACGCCTCTTCTTCCGGTAGTCCTTTCTCTTCGTATAGCTTCATGACCGACGCCCAAGTGTATCCGTTCTGCTCCAACCACCGTTTGGCTCGTACCGTACCGATACCGGGAACCTGTCTCTTATACACATCTCCGAGCC